TATCTAAGGATGTCACCTGTTTGTGTAGAAGTTAAAGTTACATCTGATAAATCTCCAATACTAGCTGCTGCTATACGAGCATCTGCTCTTGTATTTGTATAATAAAGGTTTGTTCCTTCAGCTATATCGTCTGTGTCAGGTGCTATATTGACCCAAGCAGAACCGTTATATTGTATAAAATCGCCAGTAGTAGTAGATGTTAAAGTAACATCTGTCATCTCTGATAATTCATTAGCAGTAGCTACTTGAGTTTGTACATAGCTTTCGGTAGCATAACTGTTTGTTGTCAGGTAAGTTCCAACCCTTGCATCGGTGTAATATAAATTAGTTGAACCCTCAGTTAAATCATCTGTGTCTTTGCTACTGAAAGCTGTATCAAAACGAGCAGTTGTGTAATACAGATTTGTTGAGCCTTCAGATATATCGTCAGTATTGTGGTTACTGACATCAGATACTGTACCTGTAACATTACCAGTCAAATTACCAATAAATGTTGCAGCTACAAAATCATATGACCCGACAGTCCATCTATCATTTGTTTCATCCCAGATAAGAGTGACATTTGTATCGTCTCCTCTTTCTATTTCTATACCAGCATCTTCTGAAGCAGAACCTGTAGCATTAGAATTTAAAACTATTGTATTGTCATCGACTGTTAATGTTTCGGTAGATAAGATAGTTTGAGTACCCGAAACTGTGAGGTTTCCAGAAACAGACAAATTGTTAAACGTAGGTGAATCACTAGAGCTTAACCCTAAAGACGCTCTAGCTGTTGCACCAGATTCAGTGACAAAGTTAGAACCATCACCAACAATGAAGTTAGCATCTGTAGGTGTTAATCCTGCTATATCAGTTAACTGAGCATCGTAAGATTGTACGTCAGAACCAATAGCAAGTCCCAAAGCTGTTCTAGCACCAGATGCAGTATTTGCACCTGTACCACCATCATCTATTCCTATAAAATCTGATGCTTGATATTCTGCTAAACCAACTAAATCGGAACCATTAAAGTCCCCCCTAATTGGAGATTTTTGAGCCATTTACCTACCTACTCGTTTAAGCTGCCATTGTTATATTTTTGGTTGTTGTTGTCCCATCTGTCTTTGTGTATGTAAAAATTAAGCTTTCCCCGTCGCTTGTAGCTGGCATAATCATAAAACTATAAGTGCTACCATCTGATTGTAGCAGTCTCAAAGCTCGTGTTGACATACCTACGTTAGAACCGCCCCCATTTACGCTTAAAGAAGTACTTTGATTAATAAAGTAATTCTTTAAAGGTAATATGTTCGCTGAGCCATTACTTCCTGTTAAAGCTAAGTAACCAAGTTTAGATAGTTTTCTTGCTGAATCATTTTTGAAGGTTATTGTGTCAGAAGCGTCATCTGTAGTGATTTCCATATCGTCGCCTGCAACAAGTGTCAGAGTATCTGTTGAACTATCTGCTACAACACTAGATTGACCACTAACTGCAATAGTTTTAAATACATCTTCTGTAGAACCTCCTACACCACCAGTAGAAGTTATTGTTATTGTGTCGGTAGCAGAATCTGTTGTTATAGATATTCCTGTACCTGCAGCAAAATTGAGTGTATCTGAAGAACCGTCAGCAGCAACAATTGATTGTCCCGAAACAGCAATATTTTGAAATATATTCTGAGAATTTGCTGCAATTGTTAAAGTATTATTTGAGCTATCCGGTGTAAGAGTTATATTACTACCTGCTGCAATTGTAAATGTATCTCCTACACTTCCTGCATCTAAACTTGTAGCACCGACGGTAACAGTTCCAAATGCATTGTTGCTATCAATAGTTGCCCATTCAATAGTTCCATTTCCCGCATTCTTTATGTATTGACCAGCAGTTCCTTGAGAACCGTTGATTGTCATTTTTTGAAAGTCTAAATAACCACTTTCTGTAATCTTTACCCATTGAGTTCCATTAGTTCCAAAATGTAATTCTTTCTGTCCTGTAGTACCAATAGCAAGGGTTTTGTCAGATATGATTGATTTACCATCAATATATAAGTTAGATTGTGGAATTGTAGAACCATCACCGGATACAACTTTAACTACACCATCAGCAACAGTAAATCCATTGAATGTAGAAGCAGCACCATTTTGGTCATCGGTAGCATTACCGGTTTCCATTTGGTCAGCTGGATTAGAAAATGTAAGTAGTGTTGAGGACTGGTGTATTCTTTCAACACCATTGATTTCAGCAATTATTTTAGCTAAGGCATCAGAAGAGGCATCAACTACCTCTAACTTGGAATCACCTTCATTAATAATATCAGCCATATTATCCTTCCAGTACTTCTATTCTAGCTAGTAAATCACTGTTCTGTTGAGATAGCTCTTGTACTGCTTTTACTAATGGAGATATAAATTCTGAATAAGCGAGAGACTTAGTTTCGTCTCCTTCACCTCTAACTAAGTTCCAATTAGTTCCTTCTGGTTGTAATGCTTCAACTTCTTGTGCAATTAATCCATAAGAAATTGCATCTTCTTCTATACCTGTTACATCTGTCCATTCAATAACACAATCAGTATCTTCGTCACAAGAATTACATTCTGAATCTTCTGCTTCCACTTCTTCTTCTGTATTTTGACAAACCCAACCAAATTGTCTTATGTATGTAAATTTCTTTGGTTGTAAGTCATTGATAAAATCTAAACCTAAATCCGATACATTAATATTTTCTTTAAGTGTTTCATCAGAGCTTACATTTGTACTAAATTGAGAATAAAGAAGCAACCACCTGTTGCCAGAAGTTCCTAGTGTAGTGGTTGTATTAGAAGAAGATGGTCTTAATGTTACAGAGCTAACACCACTTCTTGTAAATTTAACTTGTTGAGTATCTTGAGATATTGTATCAAAAAAACCACCACCAGTACTTGTGAATGCTATTGCTCCTGTCATAGCAGAACCACCACCAGTTATAGAAGTAACACCACCAGAACTTGCGTGAGTATGGTCAGACCTTGATACAGTAGATTGACTACCATTTCCACCATAACTAACGTGAGTTCCGTGAGAGCTATCTGCTTTATTGTTTAATAAGTTATTTGCTTCTGTTTCTGTATAATATAAATCATTATGACTATGTGTACTATCAGCAAAACTGTTATGGTCACTATCTGCGTGTGAACCACCAGCATTTGCCCACTGAACACCAGAGCCTGTACTTTGTAAAACCTGTCCAGAGCTTCCAGTTACTCCCCCAGCTTTTAAACCAGAGTTAACTGCTAAGTTACCTGCTACTTGTAACTCTCCTCTTATATTAAATTGGTCACTTAGTGTGTTAAAAGCAAATATATCATCAGTACCATTAGAAGCTGAAAATGTAGAATATCCTCCTTCTGATGTTGTATTAGTTACAAAAAAACCTAATTCATCATAATCCCCAGATATAGTTAAAGATGGTGCGGATTCACTTCCATCTGGTAAAACAACAAAAGGTTTAGTAACTTTTAGCTTATCACTTTGTTCAAACATAACTGATGTACCTATTTTTATTGCACTACTTGATGCAGAAGTTGGTGTTCCACTAGATTGCGTTGCTACTTGTAAGGCTAAGTTAGTTGCACTACCACCAGTCAAAGAAAATGAACTAGCCTCTAGAGCACCAGCATTGGAAACTTTGAATGGAGCAGCTGCATAAGTTCCAGCTCCTAACCACATATTTCCGTCTATATCAACGTGGAAACTAGAAGCATCAGAACCACCTACGTCTAAAGCATCTCCTACTGACAATGAACCACTTAAATCTAATTTATTTGCATTTATTTCTATACCTTCAGAAGATGCATTAATAGTTGCAAGTATTGTATCTGGGTCAACACCATCAATATCAGAAGCAGTAAAATTAATTTGAGAAGTTGTAATTGTTGGTAATCTGTCTACGTTTAAAGTTCCTGTACTAATTTCACCTGCATTTAAATTTGTCACTGTGATATTAGAAGCATCTAAAGTTCCTGCTGTTATGTCACTAGCATTTAATGTTCCTCTTACAGTTGCATTTGCGAACTCTGCACTACCATCTGAATTGATTGCCCATCCGGCAGAACCACTAGAAAAGTTATAAGATTTTATAAATCCACTTGTATTAGATACACCACCAACAGTTATCTCTCCACCGGTAATAGTTCCTGATGTTATTTTATCTGCTGATAGGTCATTTATCTTTGCAGTAGTTATTGTTGCATCTGCAATAAGAGCGTTTGTTATTTGAGCTTCCCCAATTTTAGCTGTAGTGATAGTTGCATCAGCAATATTAGCTTCTGCTATTAAGTTAGCTGTAGCAGATTGTCCATCAGAAGCATCTGAGGAGTTTCCAGATTTATCTACAGCAATTATTCTGAAGTAGTAGTCTTCAGAGTCTTCTAATTCAATTGTTGCAATTACAGGTATCTGTTGTAATAAGTTTCCAGAAGTGACTCTTACTTCACCAATCTTTGTACTTGCAGAAGTAGTAAATGTTGCACTGTTCCCAGACTGTGTCACTGCGTGTACATCTAAGTGGTCAACATCACCTTCAAGTGTGAAGTTTCCATAAGGGTTACCATTTCCATCAGTACCATCTTTTCCTAAGTAATGTGTGATTTGAACTCTTAATGGTCCTGCTGCAATTGTTGCAGTTTTTGGCTTTGATGGTGCTTGACCATCTTTTTCTATCTCAACCCTTGCATTTGTAGCAAAACTTGGATTAATACTTGAGGAGTTTGTATATAAATCTGAACCAGTTCCATCGTATGCTGACATCTTTTTAAAACCAGATTTATCAACTACAGCAACTCCTACATCATAAGTTTCCCCTACTGTTAAGTCTTGTATTAATAAGCTTTCAGAACTAACTCCTGTAAAGGGAAAGTTTTGATAGGAGTAATCAGATTCTGTAATTCTTTTATATCTGATTTTATAATGACTACCATCCGTAATTTGAGAACCATCAATATTAGTTGGTCTCGAGACAGTCACCCTTATAAAACCACTTGAGTCTCCAGTTGCGTTTAAATATGTACCAGATTGCAATGTTGGAGTACTAGGTAAGTTTGGTATAGAAAAAGCACCTGCTGTACTTTTAGATAATGAAAATTCGGAAAATCTTAAATCATCACCTATAGTTCTAATTAAATCACCAAGCTCTACTTGAGCTGCACCGTTTTCATAATTGACATATTCAGTTATGTCTGTATAGTTTCCATCTTTATCACGGTAATAACAACCCATTCCTGTCGTTACAGGGAAAGTAATACCTAATACTCTTATTTTTACAGGTGTTATTGTTTGACCTCTAAATGTTATTTCGTATAAATCTCTACTTTCTGCAGTAGCGTCAGTAGCTGTATCTTTAAATCCAACATCCGGGTCAAAAGCATATATGTAGTCACCGACTTTCATATCTCCAGAAACTTCATATTGTTCTAAATCTAGATTAAGTACTTTCTTTATTCTGGAAAGTTCATTAAGCATTGTTGTAGCTTTTGTATTTAAGTTAGCTTCTGGAACATCTGGCTCTTGTACTAATGCAACTCTTTTAAGTTCATTTCCGTGTAAATCTTTATATGGATTAGAACCTAAGTTTGCCTCTCCAGCAACATCAGTAGCTGTATCAAAGAAACCTACTTCACCAGTAAAATCAACTCTTGATACCCAATCAGAAGCATCAAATTCTGTTCTCAAACCTTGTGGTACGACACCTTCAAATTCTGGGTCTTGTCCATAAGCAGTTTTGACAATAATACTATTTGGCTCTGATGTTCCCACTCCTTCAAACAAGTTAGCTTGTGGTCCAGCATCTATAGTTGCGTTTGAATTGACTCTGTACTCAACATTTAATATTTCGCAAACAAATTTAAGTGCAGATAAAGCTGTTTCAACAAAGTGACTACCTGTGTATGTTGAAGCAGGATTAGATATCGTTCCTTGAGTTATAGCTTGTGTATTACCAGCTTCATCAAGCATAATTCCTAATGGCTTGTTAGTTTGTGCAGTAGAGTTAAATAATGTTTCTGAAAGAGTAGTTGCTGTATAGTTTCTTACTTTACCTACATTATTAGACTCAGCAATTACCATACCTTTTGCGTTGCCATCACCCATATATAATTCAAGGCCTTGTCCGTTTATTTGTACAGAGCCTTCTTCTAAAGTTCTATTTAAAACAATACCTGTGTATCTTGATGAATTTAATATTTCACTATCTGAAAGCGTGTCTATATCAATTTCTTGTGGGGTAATAACAATATGTCCCCATTCTTTGATTGCTTCAATTATTGCTGTAGGAGTAAATTCTTGGGAAAATGTGACCGTAAAGTTCCCCGGCCCCATCAGCCTTTCGGTTATCGCCATTATGCCCTCACTAGTCTCACATTCTCATAAACACTTTCAAGGTATTGGTCTCTTACAGCGTCTGCAGTATCGTGTGCTAAAGGTGATGTTCCATAAACATAACCTACAAAAGTTTTAAATTGTGCAGTTGATAAATGTATAAGTTTATTAGTTGTATCTGCTGTATACCCTTGAGGGCTACCAACAATAAGTTTTTGTCCCGATGAGTCTGCAGAACTCTCAACCATATAACCTGTGCTGTCACTAAATGTTCCACCATTTTCAGTGACTTGTAAATTTATTCTTGAAGCAGCAGCTCTACTAGCAGTAGGTCCTTGATTAGCAACAAATGATATGTGATGAGCACCCCTTTTTATGGTGGCATCGACTGTGAGTCGCCCATCACCATTATCATCTGAAGAATACGAAGTAAATCTTACAACGCATTCTTGTGGTTCATTTCTTATAATTTGAGCTGTTGTCCATAGATTCCAGTCAGTAGTAGAAGAACCAGAATTAAATGATATCTCTCTTGAACTTGTCCAAGAACCGTTATCATAAAATTCCAAAGTAAATCTTGATTCATTAGTAGTAGAACCAGAAGTTAATCTAATAATTCCATTAGTTAATAAAACACCTGTTGGATGATTTGGTGCTAGATAGCCAGTTCTTAAAGTATTGTTTACATAAACCTTACAAGCACCTTTATAAAAATTATCAGGTTCAACTAACCATTGAGCTGCTTTATCTCTTATGTCGCTTCCGTAAAATAGTGTCACATTGCCTTCTTCTGTTGCTCTCTGAACACCAGTCGGTGCATTTTCGTGATTATAACTATATGCGTTTACAGGCAAAGCGTGAAATGGTCCATAAGTAGTATCACTAGTTGTGAGACTGTGAGAATTAGTTAGTAAAGCACCCGACATATTACTTTCAAATAACATCTCGGATGTTCTACCTTGTACAAGTATTGTTATTGAATAATCTAAAACACCAGTAGCTAATTTTGCGTGGTTAATACTTGCATTTTGTAACTTACAAAAACCTTCAAATGTTGTGTCTCCTGTATAAGTAAGTGGTAATAGCAAATTTGAATTTGCCATAGATATTAATTCATCTCTTAATAATTTAGCTTCAGTGACAGAACTAGCTACAAACCTTCCAGACATAGTAGATGTTCTATCCATTGAGTTTCTTTGATTAGTTGGAACTGCTGCAATGCTAAAAGTAGCAGGAGAAGTAAAACTCATTCTTCCTATTGTTATTGTGTTAGCCATTAGCACATATCCTTTGCTCTACATATTTCACAGTATCTATAAGTACTGTGATAAAAATAATTACCACATTTAGAATCTGATTCACAAGGTTTGAGTATTTCATCTTGTTTATTACTAAGAAGCATTATTCTTCCTCTTCCCATTCTACCCATTCATTATCGTGGGTAGCTTTGTGCATATGGAAGTTAGCGTGAGAGTATCCTATATTTTGCACGCGTCACCACAGTCATCATCGAATTCGTGTGAAGTATCTACAAATACTGGATTATCTTCAAACATATCATCCGGTAATTGAAAATCTTCTTTTACTTTACCTAACACTTCCACTCCTTCCGTCTCTAGATAGTTTGTTAAGTTCTCTTTGAATATTTTGTGCAATTCTTCTTGAAGCTATAGGGTCAGTAGGTAATCCTGTAACATTTACATTTACAACATTGTTCTGTGACATACCACCACTTTGGCCTGTTCTGTTAATGAAACCACCACCAGATGGGTTCATCTTAAGTATTTCGGGTCCAAGCTCACCAACCATATATGTTCCGTATGGCTTAACAGCACCACCAATATGTTTGTTTCCAAATTCATATTGTTTAAATAAACTGTATTGTTTTCTTCTTTCATCCATTCTTGAGTTGGAGTATGATATTCCAGAAAGTTGATTTGCTAGTGCTGGGTCAATAGCATCTAATCTATCATTAATTTTTGGCACTGCTTCAACTTTTGCGTGATTAAACAATGTCATAATGCCATCTAAAACACTCAGTGGCATACCTAATGCTTCTGCCATTGCCATTGCATCTTCTACAACAACACTTCTTAAATCTCTAAAACTTAAAAGTAAATTACTATTTGCTTTAATCAAATCCATTTGTGCATCGTGTATATCTATATGAGCTTCTTTAATTTCTCTAGGTAGTTCTAATAATCTTTCTTGTATTTCTATTTGACGCTTCTGGATAACTTCAATTTCTTTTTGTTTTCTAATCTGAGCATCGGCTGCAATTTCTGCAGCGTCAGCACGCATTTTTTCAATCTCAGCAATTTCTCTCTCTCTTCGAGCTTCTGCTTTTTGAAATACTGCAGCAGCTTTTTCTCTAGCTATATCAGCATCTTGTTGGGTTACAGCTTTGCCCTCAATAGCAGCTATGTTTTCATCTATAGCTTGTAGTTCTAAATCTCCAAACTCTAAAGAACCCTGCTGTACTGCTAGCTCAACTCTTCTTCTATCTTTACGAAGTTTTTCTCTTTGTAATTGGTCATTAGCTGATAAAGATAAACCATCTCTAAGTCTTTGTTCAATTTCTAAAGCTTCATTAATTAAATCTTGTTGTTTTTGTTGCTCTTGTAAAGTCATTAATGATTTAGTCTTATGCTCATTTTCTAGAACTAAAGCCTCATTTAATAATTCCTGTTGCTTAAGTTTCTCTTCTTGAGTCATAGCATCAGCAGCTTGTATTTTTGCTAACTCATTTGCCAAATCTACATCTTCTTGATGTAAGTCCTTAGATTCTTGATGTAATTCATTGTGTTCTTTATGTGCATCAGCTACATCAAACTCTGCCATCTCAACATCGAATACTAAGTCTTGTGGTCTAGTTATATCTTCAACTAATTGTAAAAAGTTATTTACATCTCTTTCTAACTGTGTAAAGGCATCAGTTATTGGGTCTGATATATCTATTAGCCCCATCTCTACTAATAGGTCTCTTAGTTCTGTGCTTGAACCTACTAATCTTTTTGCCATCGCAACTCTTCCGGCTTCGGTTTCCAGCGCCTTCTGCATCCAAGGTGTTTGAAACGCCTGTAAACCAACTGCATCTTTAATGAGTCGAACCATTTTTTCTTGATTAGTTTCAAGATTTCCACTAGCCTCTGCTATTTGCATATATAAAGCAAGCTGTGCTTTTAATTCATCTACAGTATCTGAGTTAGCGTTAGCACCTTTTCTCAATTCTTCTTGTAGTAGTTTTGAAGTCTCATATATTACTCCAAACTTATCAACACCTCCATCTAAATCCATATCTTCTATAGCGCCACTTAATTGAGTCAAAGCGTTCCCATCCATAATATCGCCAACGCTTAGTGCGTTTCTTAATGAGTCGCTTATATTGTCTCCCATAACATTACCGATTTCAACAGCTGCTTGAGCGGTTGCACCTGTAATTGTTCCATCTGCTATAGCTTTACGAACACCTTCTTTGTATCCTTCTGGAACACCCTCAATAAAACCTCTTACAACTTCGTCAGACAAGTTTCCAGCTATACCACCATCCATAGAATCTACTTCTTTTAGTACATCTGCTATTCCTTTGATGCCTTCTTCAAACTGGTCAAAATTTTCTTGTTTTTTTCCTAACTTAAACAATCCAGTAATAGCTGCCACTAAGACACCAACAGCACCGGTGAGAAGTTTGAGAGGCCCCATAAGTTTACCCAATATACCTTTGAAGCCATTAAAGAATTTACCCATAGGAGTAGCAGCACCAATAATCTGTTTAAATATTCCTACTAGATTTCGAAACATCGCAAATATTGTACCGAGTGCACCTGTTGTAAATAGTACTTTCATAGCAGTACCAAGTTCTTTAAAACCTCTTACTAGTCCAACTAGACCTTTTGCTAATGTAATAAAGAAATCCATAAGCTTGCTAACTATTGGCATAAATACCTCACCAATTTCAGATGATGCAACATTTGTTATAGCTTTAAACTGTGCAACTTTTTGTGAAACTGTTTCGAATCTTGTTGCAGCTTCTTCATTCAAAGCGTTTTGTGATACTGCTTCTTCTCTAGCTAAAGCAAGTGCCTCATTTAGGCCTTCTTGGTTGTTAGCTAATGAGAGTACTGCTCTTGCAGTTCTTACTTGGTTTAGACCTAATTTTTGTAATGTTGGTGTCAATGCTTGACCCGAATCATTCATCTTGTCTAATCCAGCTAAGAATGCTTGAGCTGCTCTAGCTATATCTGTTTCGACTAACTCTGCAAATGCACCCATTTCCATTCCTGCAACTTCTGCAAAGTCAAAGATAGCGCCACCACCAGACTTATTAGCATCAGCCATAATTGTAAATAACTTACCTAATGCAGTAGAACCTGCAGATGCTTGCTGACCTGTTTCCCTCATAGCAGCAGAAAATGCAAGAATATCTGTAGCTGACAAACCTGCAACAGTACCAATAGCACCAAAGTTTTGAGCTAATAATATAATTTCAGATTCTTGAGCAGCAACATTGTTACCTAATTGAACCAATATAGATGCAAACTTACCTACTGTATCTGTTGACTGATTTGTGACATTAAGAAATCTTGCTAGAGATGTAGCCGCTTGCTCACCTGTCATATTTGTTGCAACGCCTAATTTACCGGTGACTTCAACGAATCGAGATACGTCATCAGCACCAACACCTAACTGACCTGCAACAGAACCCAAAGCTGCTAATTCAGAAGCTCGAACAGGTATTTGTGTTGCTAGTGCTTTTAGGTCGTCGGCAATTTTATCAAAAACTTCCGGACTATCTACATCTGCCATAGTCTTTTTGACCATAGCGAATGCATCTTCAAACTCAACTGCAGCTCTAACACCAGCAGTCAAAGAAATACTAATACCGGCAAGCATACCAATGCCTGCCATATTTATCATTCCAGATATTCCAGAGAAAGCCTTTGATAAAATGGCACCGATTCTCAGCGTACTGGCTTTAGCACCTTCTTCGGCTTTGGACGCATCTACATCTACGTCTATATGTCCTTCACCTATTTTTGACATTTAAACACCTAATTCTTTCATAGCTTCTCCAAGAGATACTTGGACTTTTGGCTTTTCGTTTTGCTTTTCTTCTGCATCTTCCCTTAACTCACGCATTTGCTCAGCTAAATAAGGGGCATAAAAAGAAGATTCTTCGGAGACTAAGCTGAATAAAAGATTTTTAAATAATCTCCAAGTGATGTTCAAAGGGTCAAGTTTGTAAAATCTTAAAAAATCAGATTCTACAGAAGCCCACCTTCCTAGGACATCATCCCAAGTAAGGTTTATTTTGGGTCTTCTTCTTCTCCCCCTTCAGCATCTGATGCTTCTGCGTCGGGGTCTGGTATTACACCGTACTGTACAAGTAAGAATACTAATACTTTCTCCAACTGTATCCAACTTATGCCGTCTTCTAACATTTCGTTGAATTGCGCTTCACCCATTACGGCTCCAAGCCATTCACCAATGTTCTTTTGGTCTATGCCACCTTCGTCATTAGACAGCTTTAACTGTGCTAAAACGACTTTCGCAGGTAGGGATGTTGGAGCTTCGTAGTTCCGTCCCCCTACCTTGAAAGTAATCTTTTGTTCGGCATCCTCTGCCAATGCTTCGTCAAAGTCTTTAAACTCTGCCACGATATCCTCCTACTTAATTTTTTATACTGTATCTATAACTTTAAAGATATTTGCAAATGGAGCATCGCTATTTGGTTTCAACACTTTGTACTCAATTGTGATTGTCACTTTTTGAGGTGCTTTTGCGTGAACCATAGAGAATGCACCAATATTGACTGCACGAGGAACGTGGATGTCTCTCAACTTCGTTGTTCCTGCTTCATCAGTTCCCGGAGCGTTAACTCTTAACAACAATGATTTCTCTTCGAAACTATCTGTTGTTGGAGGAACTAATTCTGTATAGCCAGCTGAAGGTGTGTCTGCGGTTGTTGTACCACCAGCCATAGCAAACTTCAAGTTTCTTAACGACGCTTGAGCTAGCTCACCTGTTATTCTGACTTCTTGTGCAGTTTTAATTGTTTTAATTGGGTCAATCTCTTCTGCTACCATTACATCTTCAAAAGTTTTGTCATACTCAAGGGAAAATCCTCCTTCGGAATAACCAATGTTATCCCAGTAAGACGAACTTGGTGTGTCTGCAGGAGTGGATGGGAATGTAGCGCTTGGGCTACTTCCATTTAAATCACTCTCGCTAGCCACAAACAAGTTTCCTGTTCCCAAGACTACTTCTGTAATGCTTTGTGCCATACTGTTTTACCTACCTATGCTTAACTTATGAAAAGTTTGTCACTCTTCTTCTACTACTTCGTCAGCACCGAACCACTCATCATCTTTGTTTATTGCTTCAGAAGAAACAATAGACTTCACTTCACCCATTCCATCACCTTCGGCAATGAACGTTGGAAGTAAAGAATCGCCTTGTTTGGTCTGTGCTTCTGCAAGCCTTTTCCAATCAGACTCTTTAACTTCTACCCATTGTTTACCGATAATGACATCGAGTTTTTCATCTCTAATAGCGTCAAAATCCCTAATAAATGGGTTTAATTTTATATTCTTCACGTTGCCGCTCCATATACCATTACTACTTCTATATTATAGCGTGCCAAACCGAGGTCGGGCTCTTCAACTCTTGCAGGCCCACTTTGATTATAGAAACCGTGTATTACTCCAATTTCTCCACCACTTGAAGTTAATTTTGTTGGTGTGTAATCAAATGTTTGTTCTATTGTCGTGTTTGCTAAACCGAAAGCACCAGCAAAATCTGGCTGGCCCTTTGTTCCTGAAGAAGCATACTTACCTGCATATGCATCTATAAACATAGTTGCTTCGTATATTAAAGACTCTCCACCAATAGGTGCACCACCTAGCATTGTGTAAACTAAAAAAGGCATATCTCCACTAGTTGGAAGTCTTGTTGCTACTCTTGTATTTACTAAGTTAGTTATAGGTGCTTGAGATAAAGCCCAAGTTCTAAATAAAATTTCTGCGTCTGGTAATTGTTGTGCCATTACTTAACTTTCCCTGTCATATCCTTAATTACTTTTTCTATATTGTGTTGTCTTACTGTACCTAATCCAGACATTTTCATTCTTGCTGCCGCTTTAGCAAAACCTCTTCTTAACATAGCACCTCTACCATTGGTCACTGCTCTTCTATTTTCACTAGCACTTCTAAGATATTGAACTGACTTTGGTGTCACTGGAAAGTATCTAGCTTTTATAGCACCGACACCTACATCAAAACCTGCACCGCTACCGAACTCTATTTTCATTCCATAATCAGTTCCCTCACCGATGCTTACTCTTCCTCTTCTTATAAAACCACCTTTTACTTTTGTGTCTTTAAAAGACGGATAAAGAGTGCTTCTGAGTTTTCCTGTTTTTACAGGAGTAAACATATAAGCTTGTCTTGCTACATCTTCGGTAAAAAGCTCTAATATTTTATGAACTGAAGAATGGTCATAAAGACTAGCTACATTTGTTTTTCCATAAACTCTTACTGCAGGTTTTGAGGCCAAACCAGTTGACCTAAAAGCTTTCTTTGTCATACTGTCAAATCCTTTTTGTAAGTTAGCACCAATACCAGACCTAGCTGCACGAGATAAAGGGTTAGTTCCGGGTACTGTCATCATAGCTTTACCAGTCATTCTTCCACCAACACGACGAAATGCACGCTCTCCAGCAGTTTCTAAGTCTGACATTTGAAAACCATCAGCTAGTTTTTGAGCTGTACCCATAAGTGAATTAGCATCACCCATAATACGAGCAGACTTAAGAAAGAAATGCCTTATGTTGTTTGCTGTTTTAAAATTAGGCATTCCCGGTATTGAAGATAAGTCGCCAATAAATAATGAATATTCATAGAAAAAAGTTCTTAAATCTTTTACACTTTTAATTTTTTGAAAATTATAACGACCTTTACCTGCAAAACCATCCGTTACTTGCTTAAAGCTTCTAAGCGATAAGTTCTTCATTCTTAGCTGTCCTTGAGCCATTAGTACCCCGAGTCCATTATTAATTCTTTATAAAATGTATTACCAAATCTATCTTTGATATTTTTAATATTTTTTATGTTGTAGTAAACGCCATCATACGAAACTCTGTTATCCATAGAAACAGTTGTGTCTGCAGGTATATAAATTCTAAATTCTACATTTTGTTCAGTTCTACCATCTGCATCTACTTCACTTACACCGCCCGAATCCATAATACGAGCTTGTACATTTGTTGATGCATCTGACCAAGTTGATGTGGATAATCCTCTGTCATCTACAGAAGAACCACTTAATGATTGTATTGTCACGCTTTCGTTCAATAACGATGTTGGTAATGTTGGCATATTATTATTATACCAATAAAAAAACCCCTCACTTTGGAGGGGTTTTATTGATTTGGGTTTTTACTTAATTAGTAATTCTTGGTAAAAATCCTTCGTCTTCGAAATACAAGTATGTTGGTTCTTTAGCTAAATCGTAAGCTTCGCCTTCTGATACCTCACCTTGATTCAAGAGTCTCTGATATTGTTTTTGAAACTCTTTGCAGTATGTTTGCAATCCTGTTGAATGCTTTGAACTTAGTCCAAAATATTTTGCAGGAAGTGGTCCTAAATCTGAAACAGCAGGGCATACTTTTTCCTCTACTGTAGGAGCAGGAACATTTCTAGCTTCATAATACTTTTTAGCATTAGCTTTTACTGCTTCTTTACTTCTACTTGAATAACCATCTAAAGTATTACTGTCTTTATAAAATTCTGAGACAGGCAATCTTTTACCGGTTTGAGAACATACTTTATGAGTTGGGTTTAATTTGTTATGTCTTGCTTCTTCTAAAGCATTCATAACAGCATCTTTTAACTCCGGATATTCTGCCATCCAATTAAAAAAAGTAGTTTTGCCGAATTTTCTTCCAGCAAATGTACGAGTTGTATTAAGAGTACCTCTACCCTCTGCAATAAAATCTATTACAGGTTGAGCTACTTCTAGTGAATATTCCACTTTACGACTAGTAGGAATTCCTAATCTAATCTTCATAATCCTTACTTGTTCGTGTGAAACACCCCAATCTTCAGCCCATTCACGCAATGGTTTATTAGGAAACCTCTTAAATAAGAACTCTGCTTGTTCTATTGTGGGTTTTGTGTCCATAACCTTGTTGTCTATATTGATATTCAATATATCCTCCTTTATCATCATTACACCAATAATGCCATAATTTTTAAAAAATGTCAAGTTTTTTTCGTTTTTTTTTACATTTAGTCAAAATCTGCTATACTTATAGTGTGTAGCAAAGGAGGCCTTTATGGCTGAATTAGAGATGATTGCTCAAGATGATAAGCAAAAAATCTTTAAAATAGGAGATAGGACAGTCTACTTAAGTTGGAACAAATGGGCCAACTGCTGGGAAGCGGAAATATTTCGTTTGATACAAGACCAATACGGTCGTTTTGTCAACGAATATGTAACTGCTGTTACTGGAAACTCTGAAAAAGAAACAATACAACAAGCGATTCAAATAAATATCTAAATATACTTGACATCCTAGTCAATGTATGGCATTATTAATTCTAGAAAGGATAATAATGATAGCAAGCTGTATGCTTTTTTTGGCAACTTTTGGTACTCCAGATGCGCCAAATATGTCAGAAAATCAACAAATCAACTCTTATATAGAGTGTAAGGATAATGTACCTAAATCAATGTTGCAATATTCTTCTCTATATGTAGAGTTTTTTAACTATGAAAACATAGACACAGCAGTCAGAATAGGTTGGTGTGAATCTAGAGGTAAATCTAATGCTCATAGAGAAGATAACGGAGACACCGGCGTTATGCAATTCGTGTCTTGGACTTGGGATTGGGTAGCTGAAAAATACAATCAACCTATGTGGAATGAATGGGTAGTTATGCGTTATGGAAGACCATATAACGGACCAACATCTAAAACAGATATAGGTTTTGAATTTTCAAAAGTTCAATACACCCCATATTACAATATATTATTTGCATCTATTCTTGCAGAGGAAATTTACGGTAGAACTCAATGGAAAGATTGGAGTAGTAGCGAATGGTGTTGGGAAGATGAAGAGAAATGGAGAATAAAATGGCTCAACGAATAGAAGTTATGATAATGGAGTTAGCTAGAAGTACTAGCAATGTTATTGGTAAAATAGCAGATTGGTTTTGTATTCGCCTAGATTATTATGTAGAAATGAAAGAGTGGGAAATAGAAAAAAGAAATCATTCTTTTCCTGCTGAGTGGTTTATGTCTGATAAGCAGATTAAAGAATTAGAGAAGAGGGAAGAATGATAAGTTTACTATTAACAATAACAATATTAGGTGGGGGAGCGAACTTAAATGCTATGCCTTCTATGTATTGGGACAACTATACAGAAATATATTGTGAAGATTTAGACCCAACAACACCACCTGCTGATTGTCAACATAGAACTGATTATTCAAATGCTATATTTTGGTATAACGGAGAAATTGTAGATGAACACGATGATTCTATAATTCCGGAAGATTGTTTAGTTTCTGAGATTGAATCCGGTAGCTGTGGCTACGGTATAGCAGGATATTTTAATCCTTAAAATTTAACTTTACGTTTGGATGCGGCCTTAGCTTTTTCTTTCATTGATGAAGAAAGTTTGCTAGGGTCAGTATTCCAATCAATGCCAACAGTTCCATAGAGATTAACCCTAGTGCTAATCTGTCTATTAGATATTGCTTTACATTTTTCACATTTTACCTTTGGTTCATCGTGTATTGAATGTGTAACTTCAAACATATGTTCACATTTAGAACACTTGTAGTCATATCTAGCCATTTTTACTTATTTTTTATCTTTGTAGGGAACTTTTTACAAACTTTAAGATATTCGTTCAATATTACATCCATATCATCAACAAGATTTACTTTTTGTAATCTTAAAGAATTCATTTGGTCTAGAACTGCTTCTTTAAACTTTGCATCATCGATTCCACGAAGATATGCTGTTCTTTGCGATTTATTTGCTTCTATATCCATATGATATAGTCTAGTCGAGTATTGTTGCCGATGTGAAGTATTGTCTTTTATACTTACTTAAAACTGCTTTATCTTCTTTAGTTAATATATCTTGACCCATTAAATCTGCTACAGACTCATAAGTTGCTGAATAATCACCAATTCTTTCGTTTCTCACAAGCTGAAATTGTGAATCAGTTGAACTATCTGCACTGTGTGTTCCTACTGAACCTGTTGATTGTTGTGAACCTAAAGCAGCTGATGCAACAAATAATCTTCCAGAAGCCCTAGCACTAATAAACTTTATATCTTTTGGTATATCTTCAGCTGTTGCTTCAGAATCGGAATAACCAGCTGTGTAAGTTAAAACTACATTTTGTAATCTAATATCACTAAATCTTTTATAGTTTGTTCTTTTTATCTTGCCAAGTGCTTTATACACAACAAAATGTTCTTGATTTCCTTCTGTAAGTGTGACTTCGTCTTCCACTAAAGAAGTAACAGAAACTATGGGTGCCACTGAAGAATAAAGTTCATCTTCATTATTACCGTCAAAAGTATCAACGATAGAAGATGAGTATTCTAATTCATATCCAACATAATTTTTAATAGCCGCATCTGCTGCCGGTATAAAAATGTTTGTAATAGAAGTTTCATCTGTTGTAGAAACATCTATACCAATGGCAGACTGTACGTCAGAAACTGCTGAAAGTGCCACTGGCTACTCCTTACTTGTCTTCTACGTCGTCTTTTTTGACAGCTTTAGTCTCTGGAGATTTTTTTGCTGCAGCTTTTTTCTTAGGAGCAGCTTTCTTTTCACCCCAACCGTGAGATTCTAAATATTCTACTTTATATTCGTGTCCTGCTTTAGCTATTTTTGAAGGATTACCTTTAGGAACATCATTGATGTTTCCCTCAAATAAAGAACCGTCTTGCATTTTCCAAATATCTTTTTTTACTTTTATATATTCCATAATTTCCTTTATTTTAAATGAAGGGGCAGTTGCCCACCCCTTCAAAAATTAGATTAATCCTTAGAAGGATGTAATCTTTGAGAATGCTTCTTGTCTATAAACAACAAGACCAACTCTCATAGTTGCTCTAATAGCTAATTTTCCTTTAAGGAAAAAGTCACTATGAGAATCAGATACTGCAAGGTCGAGACCTTGTCGCATCACAACGTGAGCAGCTTCACCGCCACCAAATCTACCGATAAGAACTGTGTTCTCTGCGATAGCTGTGGTTGGCACAACTGGAAGACCCCAAATTCTAGGTGTTGGAGAATCTCCAAAACCACCAGAAACGACATATAGAGGGTTCTTAGCAGCATAACCTGCTGAAGATGTACCCGCAAAGTCTGTGACTGAAGTCACAATTGAGTTCCAATCGTTAGGGTGCATTACAATATTATCTGGTTCTACGAAAGCACCAGTTCTAATATTTGTAATTGCTTGATACATAGCACCGAATTGCTTCAGTTCACCAGAGTAAGAGCTATAGTCGATTGAATCGACATTAGTTTTACCAGCATCAAGGAGACCCTCGATGTTTGGTGCTGTACCGTCACCGGAAAGAAGTTGAGAATCTAATCTCAATTTCATCATTGTTCCGAGTCTTGAGTTTACATAACCTTGAATTCCAGCAACATCTGCAAGAAGTTCTTCTGTCACAGGCAAGAAAACACCAACTTTTCTAATTGGTGCAGTTTGTTCTGTGAAATCTAATGTTGCTTCAGCTGTTGTAGCTTCTTCAGCTTGTTCAGCAGCAGCATTAGTGAAGGTAGTTTCTTCCATATATGCGAAGGAATTTTGGGTTGTTTCGATTTGGTCGAATAGACCAATAACAGCATCTGGGTCTCTAAGAGCTTTCTCTAAGATTCCCGGTTGCCTTAAAACTTCCGGAGCGTAAGCTTGAGTTAAACCAGCACCCAAAGTAGCTTTGTATCCCATAGGGGAAAAATCTACTGTTGAGTCCATTCCTTTAACACCGTCTGCTTGATATCCTTTGTATGCTTCTGACTTAATGAAAGCTTCACCAATGGTTTCAACGCCTTTTGGAGCTTCTGGAGCATATGCTTCAGTTTCCATAGCTTTTTCATTCTTGGCTTTGCTTTTTTCTAAGTTAGCAGCATCAACTAATCCAGCAAGTTCTGTGTTAAGACCGTTTATAGCATTTTTTTGCTCGGCATCATATTTTCCGTCCTCTAAAGCAGGATTATCAAATACGTCTTTTAACTCAGCACGCTTTTTGGAAATTTGTTCTTTATAATTTGACATTATATTTGTCTCCAAAATTGTTAGCTTATACTTCTTCGTCGTCTAATTCAAGTAAAGTGGCCTCTGTGAGCGTATTTTGAGCTTCTGTAAAAAGAGCTTCAAATTCTTCGTCAATCTCTTCGAGTTCAACGACTTCATCTTCAGCTTCTTCCTCTTCTTCTACAATTTCTTCTGAAACTTCGACTTCTACTTCTTCAGAAACTTCTTCGGATACTTCCTCAGTAACTTCTTCAGATACAGCCTCTTCTGTAACTTCCTCAGTTGCAACTTCTTCAATAGCAGTTTCAACTTCAGCGTCAGCTTCGGCTTCTGGGATTTCTATGTTTTCATCGATAATTGTATCAATCTCGTTCCACGCATCATTTAGGTCATCTTGTACTGCCCTTAAAGCAGAACTAGCTTTCACCGATAATGTCCTTCCATCTTTTTCGCGCAAAATGGCTATTGCCTTTGCTCGTACTATGAGGCTCTCTAAAGCAGCAAGCACTTCCTTCACCTCGGCTGAAAAAGTTACTCCTTGCAAGCTGGAATTTTCCTCTTCAGAAATCTTTTCTTGTGGCTCCTCAGAATTTTCTTTCTTACAGTCACAACTGCAAGAAGACTCTTCTTCTGGTTCTCCACCTAAATCTTTTTCGTCGTTAATCATATTTTCATAAGCTGTGTGTGTAGAACAAGGCATATAAACCTCTTTACCATCTACATCGTGTTGATGAGTTCCGGAACATCCTAGTTCCTCTGCTCTTTTTTTAGCATCTTCTTCGTTATCGAAGATATCCTCATCATTTGCAGCTTTTTCCTCGCTAGATTCATAAACTGCATCTTCGCCAGACTTAATTGCTAATGTGTAGGTTTCTCTGTTTGCACCAACTAAAACTGGTGAAACTTCAAATACTTCTAAATCTTTTAGATAGCGAACATCAACTTCTTCATCTATACCATCTTTTTTAAATGGTGCTACTTCATAATCGTTGATTCTAAATCCAAATGACCATTCTTGTAAGTCGCCCATCTCTTTTGCAAGATTGTATGCTTCCTTACCGGCTTCTGTACCCATAAAGAATGTGCCTTTGAATGTAGCTTTGTTGTCATCTGTTTCTATTGTCCCTTTACCAATTGGTTGGTCCCACTTGTGAGCGAATACCATAGGAACTTGATTATCTTTAAAACCGGATTTGATTGCTCCGGGAATGACTACATCGCCATCTGTGTCTAATTTGTTGTAAACAGAGAAAACTGCCTCAACTTTTCCTTTTTCTTCATCTATTGTTTTAAACTCAATAGACTTGTTAAATTTATCTTTCATTTACCTACTCATATACCTTTCGATACTATAACTTATTTTAACTTGTTAAATCGTCAGTGTGAGACAACATTTCGTGAGCTTTCTTTTTACGAGCATCTTCTTTTTTCTTTTGCTCATTAACTATCTTTTTCATAGTACTCACTCCAGATTTCGTCACACCTCCCCATTTCATTACAGCAATAATTCCGTTCAGTCTGGTATTTCCTTGGTGTCGGGCCATAAAACTTTCTCGTCTTTTAACCCAAGATAAAACTGATGAACTTCTGTCTCCAGCTTTATACTTACTCCAATTTCTGTAGGCATCGTTTCCAGTAAACGAAGTAGGTGGATTACCTCCGGTACCTGCTCTTCTCCATATAGCTGGATAATTTTCTTTCAAATTATCAACATATCTTTTATCTGGAAACTGTTTGAATTTAGAATTACTTAAGCTAATTTTCTGATTATCACCGGATGAAGGGAAATTGGTTGGTTTATCTTTTTTAGCTTTAGATTCTTTACGAAAATCTTTAATTTTTTTTAATTTAGAAATTGGTTGAGTAACGCTTCTATCAGTTTTTTGATGTGAACCATCATCCATAATTGCCCATACCATCATAGTTGCTTCTTTCTTCTCACTATTGACAGAAGTAACTACACCGTGAACTGTTGAAGGTGGGTCGGGGTCTTTATTTATTGACCAAGAAACTGTATCTCCAGCTTTAACTGATGCAGCTTTTTTATCTTGTTTCTTTTTTTGAGGATGTCCTGCTGGTAATAAATCGGTATCAAAAGGTTTTCTTGGGAAAGAACCTTTAAGTCCTTTTAACCAAGCGTTGACACGGGCTATTCCCCACTGTGTTGCCGAAGAAACATTACCTCGCACTGAAGCTGGGTTCGTTCTATAGGCACCAACACCTCGTCTGAATATAATTGCCAACTTTCCATAAGTAACTTTATATTTTGAACTTCCTGCATTGTGGTCTTTTACTTTCTTTTGTAATACTTTTTTTACTTTAGCAGAGACAGCAGCAGCTTTTTCTTCTTCTGATAAAACTATATTGTCTTGTTCTGATGCTTTAAATTCCATTGTTGTGTCAATTATAACAGATTTTCTCTTTCCTATTCTTCTCTTGCTTCTACGAACCTCCGGTTGGAATCGAGATGTATTTAAAGTTGCCTTTTCATCATCTTCTTCCGGCTCATCTTCATCAGATGGTGGTTGTGCCGAAGGGGCAGGCTCTCCTTCAATAGGAGTCACAATTCCTGTCTCTCCTTCCGGCACAGCTACCATATTTAAAGGTCTTAAATAGATATCGTGAGAATCATCAACCTCTAAACCTAATGCTTGTCTAGCTTCGCTTATTGTGACGAAGCCCCCTTGCACCGCGGAGTTCATTGTTAGGACTTGTTCTTTCTTGTCTTCTGATAATGCTCTAACTTGGTCTAAGTCATAAGCACAGAAGTATTCGTAGTTACTATCTACAAAATCTTGATGTAATAATTGATGTGTAAGTTCATCTGCTACAGAAGACCACATTGGAATCATTTTTTGTTCAGTAAAAAACTCTCTTAGTTCACGAGTATTGTTGTATGTTGCTGCGTCCAATCCAGCGCCGAGGCCGGCGAGAATTGCGGGCACACCTAAAACAGAAGAAACTCTTTCTTCCGGTAATCTTCTTAAAGCAGTTAAGTTTAATTGTTCCGGGGTAAATGAAACTACATCTACATCCATAGCACCTGTCATAATCATTGGCGCACCTCTGTTAGCACCGGAAAATTTAGATTTAAAAGATTGTGCTATTCCTTCTGCTTCTTCTCTTGTAGGCCCGCCCATAGAGTCATCTTTTGGACTTAAGATAACTCCCGGGACAGCCATATTGTGTAGCAAAGCAACAGCGAATTGTCCTGCTGCCTCGTCTCCTGCCAACTCTCTCATAACTGAGCGAAGTGGCGAGAAACCTCTTCTGTGGTCATCGGGGTCCATTCCTTGTCTAATGTGAACTACATTTTCTCTAGGTATTTCAATATATTCTTGATGCAACCCGTTGCCTTTTTGTACTGCGTGATATTCATAATGAGTAATTAATTCACGAGTGTTTCCTCTAACCTTTACATAACTAGGCATTAAAGGAACTAACTGAACGACTTTACCTTGACCATCTTTAACTTTCATTAAGAAAGCATCTCCGTGAGCAGATAAAGAAGTAACTATGTAGTGTGAAAGAATAGAACCGGATATAAATTCATTTGGTCTTTGAAGTAATTGTTCTAATGGATGAGCTTTTTGTTCTAACTTACCTTGGTCATTTTTTATATAAACTTTTAATTGAGGTTCTGCGAATGATGTTGCTAAAACATTAAGACAAGCGACTACAGCTGAATTACCTAATCCATCTCCTAAGTCATCAATTAATTTTTGTGGAAAATAACCGGATTGTGTATTGTATCCCCAAACAGAGCCTTGTACTTGTTCGTGTTTATCTAGAGGCCCTCTTTTAACTTCTAATCTTTGTGGTGGTCTCTGTAAGTAATCTACTGTTTTTCTATAAAAACTTTTCTCTTCAGCCATTTAAAATGCTTCCCATTTTCTTTTCGTTCCGCTACTAAGACAAGCATAGGCAAGAGTATCCACGATATCATCGTGAGTACCTACAGGGAAAGTTAAGAGCTCTCTCTCAACTTCACCTACCCATTCCTCATTTTGAGGAAAATATACAAGTCCTCTTTCCATCTTAGCAGACAAAGGAAGTGCTCGTGAACGCTTGTCTTTGTCAGCCCTTAATTCTTTGATTCTGAGACCTTCTCTTCTAGCAAACTGAACTATAGCTAATTGGTATCCTGTTTTTTCAATTCCAACCCATTCAAGATTATGAATACCTATTGCTCTTTTTATTTGAGGTACAATGTCGGGTGCTTCAAGTCTGTCTCTAATCATATCAATCATAAACAATCTGTCTGATTGCATATGGTAACCAAATACTGATATGACTGTGTAGTCAGCTGATTCTTTTGTTGATGCTGCTAAGTCTACTGTAGCAAACTTTACTAAATCATTATTTATGTCAAATTTTTCACCTTCACACCAAAGTGTTCCTACACCAAGTTTGTAATAGTTAAACCAATGACTTCTAAACATCTGAGCACCTTCAGATATAAACTCTGCAAGATACTCTTGAGCGAATACTAATTCACCTAAGTCTTCTCTAGCTGATTCAACTTCAGCAGGGTCAATAATAGGATTAGCTACTGTAGGAAATTGAAATCTAGCCCAATCATCAGCTTTATCTGCTTTCTCCCATAAATGAAAAAACCAATTGTCCATTCCTATAGGGGTGCTTATGAATAATGCAGAACCTTTGTTTTCTGTAAGTGTAGGCCTTAATACTTCTGTCCAAGTTTCTTCTCTAACGAATGCGGCCTCATCCATAACTAGATAGTTCAAACCTTCACCTCTAAGACGCTGAGGGTTATCGGCAGATTTAACTGCTATAGAACCGCCGCCGGGAAATTTAACTTCCATATCACCAATGCGTACATCTACGCCTGCTTCTTTTGGAAACTCATTTGCTGCAGCTACCACATCTCTCCAACCAACTCTAGCAATAGCGAAAGTAGGTGCTACCCACCAAACACGGCCACCTTTGAGTGCTTCTTCTAAACAAAGTTGTACTCCAAGTCGTGATTTACCGAAACGACGGCCTGCACAAAGTATTTTCCAACGTGCGGGGTCATCTCTTACCGTTTGCTGAGCTTCGTGAAGGTCTGGAAATTCTAAGTCAAAAACTTGTTCTTGTTCTGAAGCTACTGATTCAAGTATATCTCTAGACATACTTATATTATATAACGAAGAAAACCCCCTATTTCTAGGGGGCTTAGTTATTCTTCTTCAGAGTTAGACCTATTGGCATCAGTGATATGAGCCATTATTTCTAAATCTTTGTCAGACAGTTTACCTTGTAATACTTTTTCCCATATTTCCCTATCTAGAGAGATATAATTACGATAAGTTTTCTTTATCCAATTACGATACATTACTTTAGCTTGTCTTAATTTTGTGTTAACAAAACCTTTATAAGCTTTATCAAGGAAAAACAGTTTAAAGATAAATCTTTTCTTAACAACGGGAGTAGTTTTGTCGTTAATATTCTGTTTTGTCCAAGTTATGTGATGACGTAATTGTCTATTAAAAGCACCTATTGCAAACTTTAAGTTCTCCTTAAGGAGATGATAGAAAAAGTTATTTAGGTAAGACAACCAAGTGTATTGGTCCCAACCAATATGACCATACCAAAAACCCGGTTCACTACCATTGTGGGCGTGTCCGTTGTGTCTTGGTAAGACATTTGTGTTATTTAACCAACTTGAAAATTGATGTGCGTGTTTATGACAGAGACGAAAATACACAGGAGATTCGTCATAGTAATCCATAAAATCACCATAACCACCTTGTGTTATTAAATCTAAGGCACCTTCGTTGTTTGTATCGTGAGATTCCCACTTACATTTACGAACAGCACATTTGTCTGTTTGATAGTTATAGCCATAACTATCTTCAGTATCTATTCTATTGTTATTTTGATTAGGCATTTCTGCACCTTTCAACTAGTTATTCATTCTCACGAATAGATACTCACAGACTACCAACGGTATATGAGTAGGTAGGTATTACTTGTATTCTGCCGGTAGTCTGAAAGTATTTATTCTGTATCGTCTAATGCTTGTCTAGCACCATCGATAAACGTCCAAATATCATCATAGTTTTTATCAACAGGATGATACTCGTCATTGAATTCATCAAGAGTACTTCTTTCGTCAACAGATTCATACTGTTTAAAGACTCTAGACATAATCAATGAATCATTTAATTTATAGTCACGCAACGCAAAGTCTTCTGCAGACCATAAGTTGCCCAAAGGAATTGTTCTTTCACCATCTTTAATGATAAGAATTATTTCGTTCCTTTTTGTTTCAGTGTTATATGAATAAGCTACATCTAACATATCTGATAGATTTTTAGCCATCATATATTTTTCGTATAGTTTACCCATACCTACTTTATGTAAATCGTGATTTTCTTCAGTCACTATTCCCCCTTATCTCCAACTATCGGGCGTAAGAATTTGTTTCTTACTCAAACCTCGATATTGTGTTTTCTTTTTAGACTTACTTGCTCGTCTTTGATGTCGGTTCATCTTTTTTCCCTTCACCATAAACGGGCAAACTATGATTCCAATTTATCTGATAAGTTCTCTCGTGTTGTTCTTTACGAAATCTTCTACGCATTTAAATCGAAATCCTCGTCTGCGTCATTATGTTTGTTAATCATAACTTGCATAATCATTTCTTTAAATTCATCAGAACCTATTTTTATACTAGGCCCATCAAAAGGGTTATCTTTCATTCTTCCTCCATATTGTCGATTGCTATTAATCCACTAACTTCCATATTGTATTTAGGGTGCAGAAATTTTAAATCTTTTTCTGCAAAAGCTACAGCTTCATCTTCACTATCTGTTAGATAAGTTAGCTTTCCTAACAAGAATACTGTATGTTTTTTCATTCTTCCTCACTTTTTAATAACCAATGAGCTTCTATCTCTTGAGTACAGTTTTCACAGTAATGTTCATCATTAACATAAGAACCTGTACCATCGTGAGAATGCCAACGGCTATCACACTTTGAGCATAATAATATTCCACCCATTATTCTTCCTCATCTAATCCGACAACATCAGTAATAGGTATTTTACCTACAACTCTACCTTGGTCATCGTACCAAAATTCGTATTCGACTTTTTTCATTCTTCTTCTTTATCCCTAAGAATGAACTCTACTTCATTAGAGTCGTCAATAACAATACCAACAATTTGTAATCCTTTGTCAGTCCATTTAGTGAAAGTCTTACCTAAGTCAGAACGAACAAACATTCCACCATAGCCTTCACCATCTTCAGCTTCGTTACTCCAAAAAACTGTTTGACTCATACTTCCTCCTTTGGGGTAATCCATAAATCAAGACTTGCTCTTAAAAAACTTTGGCTTTCTACTTTTGATAAAGTATCTTCAAACCAAGCAATTGCTTCATCTTTAGTTACGTCACTAGAGAAATGGATTTCTACAGATAATCCATTTGTAGTTCTTTTAATGTCAATATCTTCATATTCAGACATTGTTTCTGAAATGATTCTATCTTTAATATCGTAATCCATAGGTTATACCTACCTTTCTAATCGTTATATATTAAGTATGCCATAGTATATTTAGTTTGTCAAGTCAAAGTAAAAAAAATTTTGTAAAGTCATTTTAGATACGGCTCTCCTAAGAGAGCCGACGATGGGAGGGTATCGGCAAAGGGACAACTATTGCTAGTTATCCACCGACATTTCCATTATACCCTCTCAATTGCTCGCCGTTTCACCTCACTAACTAATACTTATTCATCATTATCTAAATAATGTGTGAGGGTAAAAATAAGGGAATCTAATTATAACTTTTACTAATACACTACATTTAGTATTTAAATCCGTACATAAACAAATTTAGTTATATTTCCGATTCCCTAGTGCCTGTGTTGGGTATTGCTCCCAAATGAATAGTACAAGTGTCCAAACCAATACCTTCCCATCGAATCATTTTCCACAGGCGCACTGTCCTGCATAACCTTACTACTATGTAATAAGATTATCGCAAGATAATTTTAACCCTTGTTAAAACAAAAGTCAACCACATTTTCAATATAGTTATCTGAAAACATACTAGATGAAATCAAATCTAGAGAAGTTTTTTCATCATCTTCTACATCTTCCATAAGTTTTGGTAAAGGCATTTCTTTTAGTTCCTCTGAAAGTTCATCATAAATCATATGCATATGGTTCATAGAAACTTTATCTTTTTCTCTATTGATTACTCCTACTGCTCTCATAACACTTGCTAAAATATTTTTAACACTGTTTTGCATAGCTAGTACTTCATCTTCATAATTCCATAAAGAATGTCTTATCGTATCTTTCTTCATATCTTCGGGCCAATTCCCATAAGTCTTATACTTCTTAAATCCTTTTTGAATATGGTCTCTAATGTAAGTAGCTTGGTATAAGTCATCCATCTTCTTGATGTCTCTCATACCTTCATACAATAGCTCGGCCATACAAAGTTCAACATAAGCAAATACAGCTGAAACACATAAGTCTTCATCCATATCTTGTTTTGTTCCATTGTAACCAAGCCAATCTAATTTATCTTTTAATATAAAGATTGCATTCTTGTCATAGATTTGTTGTCTCAAATCATTGTAGAAAGTCATAGCGTAGAACATCGGTACCGACTTATCTTCATTTACATTATTGTCTATAAAATCACTTATCATATGTAACTCCTAATTTTGCTACTTCTTCTTCTGTGAGTAGCCTGTTTCTGTATTCCAATAGTTCATCTTGTTTCTTGTCACTCAACTTGAGCTTCTTCATACTCTCTATGAATTTTTCTCTAGTCATATGAAAACCCGGGTGCATACTTTTGTTAGCTTCGCTTGGATTTGATTTCGTTCGCTCTGCTAAACAAGTAGGCATATTAGGTCCTAGTGTAGAACAGCAAACCTCTAAGAACATTGGATATCCTTGTTCATCAAAGAACCATCCCCAATCTGCCCATTCGTGCTGTGCACCACCTTTACATTCGCTGTACTGACCCTTAGACAACCTCTCTATTTGAGACGCTGACATAACCTGTTGGGAATTTAATGCATTTAACTTTCCTATAATCTGTGAACTGTTCGGGGCAAAACTTCTTCCCTCTTCGTGGAGTCTTATTATTGCCTTTTGAACATCTTCATAGGTAAAGTATTGTAGGTCTTGATACATTGCTCTTAGTTTTACTTCTCCCCAAGAACTAGGTGTATCTGTACCGCTTGTGTATCTTATGGCCATAAATTGAACGCATTCTATCCATTGGTCCCAATTTAGGCCTATGTTACCATCTTCCTTTACTTGCTCTATAGGTGACTTAATATCATCTAAGTTAGCTTGTATTGGTTGAAGTTCGTATATATTGTCTTCATTTGTCATTACTACCTCCGATTATCTATATTGCCACACATTGTTTGGAAAGTCAAATCATTACTTAAAAAAAAGTAGTGGGGAGAGAAAATTGAGAAAATCTCTCCCACCACTGTCATTGAGGTGCAATGAGTACTTTCAGTATAACAAATCTTTACTAGAATGCAAATAGTTATATTCTTATAGTTAATATGTCTAGTTATATTAGTATAGTTATAGTGTCATCAGCGGTACTACGGTAGTCTCAAATTCATACTACAGTAGT